TTTGGTAGCTCTATATCAAAGAAATCAGCTCCTTGTTTTTTAGATACTTTATCGACTTCTACATATACTTTACCTACTTTAGGAAGTTCAGGTAATCTACCTCCTCTAATAAGAGCTACAGGATCAATGTCTGGAATAGATGTAGGTATACCCAATACTTTAGCATTGATTCCTTGTGTTTGCACATTAGGAACTAACTTACATATACTATCTAAATCCATAGCTCCCGATCTAAGTAGTCCTGCTAAGTTGTCTATATCAACTTCATCTACACCAGCGTATTTATCTTTCATATAATCTAACTGGCTTTTTAATTGTGGTAATGCTAAAACACCTAATGCAATAAGTCCTGCTACTTCTTTCATTTCATCTTGTAGGCTTTTAGCAGCTGCTGGTATTTCTGGGAAATTAATGGTAGGTATAGCATCGCTTAATTTATCCATTAAGCCTTGTGCTGCACTCTCAGCATTCTCTTTTAAATTAGCAAGTTCGTCCATACCAGGTATGTCCATTATTGCTGCGTCTATTTTGGCATTTAAAGCATCCACTTGGTCTGCTGCTGCCTTCATTGCTTCACTTGGTCCGCAACTCATTTTGTCCTCCTATTAGTCTGGGGCTGTGGTTGTTCCTGCCGAACTACCACCGCTTATTGTATGTGTATGTCCAAAGCCTGATTTACCATTAGATAAATGATCTACTGATGCTGTGCTTGTTCCTGTTACATCTACATCTTGTGTAATATCTGTATTGCTTGCTGTTAATGTTTGTTGGTTCTCAGATTTTAATAATTGTGTATCTTGTGTCTCAATTTCCATTTTAGATTTAGATTTAAAGTGTCCTTCACCACCTGTTAACATTAACATATTACTACCAGATGCGTTTCTTAAAACACCACCTACTTGTTGAACTCTACTTTTAGATACCGTAGTGTTATGTGAAGCAGCGTATGTTTCTGTAACTGATTTGGATACAGATTCTGTTAAAGAACCTGTTACAGTTATATTTTGATTCTTTATAATTGTTTGTGCGTCATTTAAAGTTACACGAGCTGCTCTCTCGCCACCAATTAAATCATTAACATCAGTACTAACTTTTCTAGTATCACTACCTGTAATAGCTGTGTGTCTATCGCCATGTACTGTTAAGAAATAATCGCCTTCTATTTCTTCATACTTGTCTCCCTGGACAAGAACTTTAGCATCACCTACAATCGTAACATTACATGAACCTCTTATAACAACATTTTTATCTTGTTCAATAATTTCATAATCGGAACCTTTAATTCTATTTACTCTTGTTCCGTCTGCTTGTATTTCCTCATAGTTGCCTATAGGATGATACCAAGAATATCTTTCATTGCCTGCTGTGTTATCTGTTTCAGTTACAAAGCCACTTTCTGTTTCTCTAACTTGATTAAAAGGATACATAGATGTATATGTACCTAACTCTGTGGGAACTCCTGTTCCTCCACTTTTTAAATCTGCTTTTGCGTCCCAATATTTGGGTGTAAATTCTTCTAACTTAAATGTATCATATGGACCTTTAGCTCTTGCATATGGCTCGTCCCATTTTTCTCCGTCGTAGTCTTTCCCTTCTTTTTTATCTGACTGTCCTGTCATGTCAGGAGCTCTGGCTGTTCTTACTTCTGTAACTCTCTCTGCTCTTTTTGTAATAAGACTATAATGTGTTTCTGCTGCTTCATCTCTGGAAAGTCTAGGCAAGTCTGGTTCACCTACTCCTGCGAACCCTTCTTCTGCTGGTTCATCAAATCCTCCTCGAGGATAATTCTTACCAGGGTCGTTAAATCCGTCTTCTGTTTTTAGTTCTTCGTTCTTAGGTTGAGGTAATCCAGCTAAAGAACCTATGATAACAGGCATCTGTCCTTCTTCGCCGTCTGCAAAGAATCCTATAACTGTTGATCCTGGTAATAGATTAGGTGTTTCCATTATTCCAGATGTAGATGCGTTTGTAGGAGAATTAATAACAGATGCATATGGTAAATGTTTTGTGGGTAATGTTTCTGTATTACCTGTATGGTAACCCATTATCCTAACTCTATATCGTCCTGACTTTGTAATGTCTGCTCTGGACTCAATAACTCCTACCCACCATATCCAATCGGGGATATTTAATTTACCATAATTTTTATTTGATGTCATCATTCACTCCGTCATCCACTATTCCAATAGATTTTGCTAATCCATTTTTAACTATTTCCATCTTCATAACATAACCTATTCTATCTATTTTGTGTCTAATTGCTGTAATTAAATATGCTCCTGTCAATACATCATCTACAATATCATCGTATGTAGCATCTGCAGGTTTATCTACAGCTTTAGGATATGCTAACTTAATTAATTTACCTACTTCAATATCTGTTCTACCTGGCACATCCATTTCAAAAGTATAATCCTTAAATGAATTAAAGTAATTAGCTCTGAATAAAGTATTGTTTACTACTGCTGCGTTGGTTGTTTTTAATTTACCTCCAGGAATACCTTGAGGTGTTGATCCATATGCAAAACTATTTAATAATTTAATACCCATTTGAGAGTATGGACTTCTAGGAGTACCCGAAGGTACTGGTATGCCATCATCTGTATGGACAAAACTTTCAAAGTCTTCTCTTACATCGACATAGGTTTCTATTCTTTCTTTTGTAAATAAATCATATGCTCTTACTGATTGGGAATAATATCCAGAGTCTACTCCATCTAATGTGTCTATAGTTCTAGGTATTTTTAAATCTTCTATTGTACAATGTTTTTTACCTAAGTTAATTCCTATAAAGGTATCTCCGCCTCCTCTGTGAGGTACTTCTAATCCAGGAGTAGAATACACATATTCCTCAAACAGTTGTTCTTTTTGTACGGATATTAATTGTTGTAAAGAGGTAAAATAATAAGATTTATTACTTTCATAAAAGACGAAGTCCGATCCTACATGTTGATTACCCTGTGCATACTTTGTTAGGTATTGTAAATTTTGAGCTGGTGTCCAAAAATTAGATATGTAATTAACATTAGAAGCATGAGGTGTATCACCAATAACTAAAGTAGCTTTTTCTTTTGCTTCTACAGGTCTACGATATTCCTGCATATATTCTTCATATATATCTTCTACGATATCTTGTGTATTACCTGTGTATCGTTTGGATATAGGTATAGCTGCGTCAGATATACCCTCAATAGACATAAAACCTAACTCGTATGTTTGTGCTCTATCTGTTGTTAGGGATCTATTGTTTATAGAATAAACTTGAAATGATTTATCAATAACATTATCTGGAACATCTTCGTATGTAGCTGTTCTTAACTTCATTGTAATAAGTTCGCCACCACCAATACCATAAGACCCTATTAAGTTAATTGCATCGTTAACAAGTACTGTTCCGTGTATGTGAGGATTCCAAACATCTTCATAGATGTTTAATTCAATTAGATGTCCTACTAAATCATGCTCGTGCATATCTCGTGTAGTCAAAAACAATTCATCGATTATTAGTTGACCGGGTTGTTGTAGGTTTTCCTCTGATTTAATATCTGTCATAATGTATTATTTAACCAATTTCTTATATTGTACTACTATGTCCTTTAAGAATATTTTATCTAATAAATATATTTGTCTTTTAGTTTCGTTTAAATCTGTTTCGTAATCTGTATTTGTAACAGCTTTAATCTCTCCATTAGCTAATCTTGTTGCATTCCAATCTACAATAATATCAGAGTCATCTGATTCAACATAATGATGAACATCAGTTCCATTATTGGAACCATATTTGTCTGTAACATAATCAGCTAATTGCCTAGAACCTTTAGGCCATTCATCTACAACATTAACAATATTATTAGATAACAATACAATCCAATGATACTTTGTAGAACCATAGTAATTATATGCTACCTGTTCTGCAGTCTCGCCATCGTTAACATACATAGCCACAAGGTTCAATCTGTTTTTAAAATATTTGTCTATGTGTACTCTTCTAAAAATATCAGGTACAATAACTTGTCTTTGTTTTTTATCTTTATCCTTCCAAGGATACAATATTGTTGGTAGTGCTTTAAAATACATTTATAATCCTGCCTCGATACGATCTTTTGTAAGTGCTTCTAGTTCTACAAATTGTAATTCCATTGTAATTTCTGTTGCCGCACCGCCTGAATCTTTAAATGTATTAAACGATCCATCGGCACCATATACTATTTTACAATTTTTTAATGCACAAGATGAAATTGCTGGTAAGTGAGGATTTTTCTCCATCTTACCCGTCTCAGAACTCAATGTTTCAAATACTAGACTAAACTCTGCTGGATATATTAAAAATAAATCCCCTGGTGCTTTTGCCGGGTGCATGTGTAATCTAAACTTTCTAATTAATTCTTCTACTTGATTTTGTTCTGCTTTATTCCTAGGAGAGAAAGTGTAACTAAATGAGAACTGCCTAAAGCCCATTGATTTAAATAATTGTTCTTTGTATGGGTTATTAACTTTCTTACTTGAAGCCTCGAGTACTGCTCCCAAGTCCATACTAGCTCCTAAAGCTGATGGTAATGCTGCTGCTGTTGCAATTACTCCTCTGGCTGCAAACTCTCCTGTACCTGATAAATCTCCTAAACTTTTATTTCCTGCTCCTAAGTATGCTCCTGCAACTCCTGTATCCACTTCGTCCCAATTAGCTGCGTATGCTGCTATAAAAGATTGAGGAACATAAAGTGCAATGTCATCTACAAGTCTTATTGTTTCTGTCGGTGTTGCCATTGCTCCAGATACTTCTCCAGCTATTCCAGTTGCCGCAACTGTTAATAAACCTTTACCTAAAAGGCTTGCTCCATCACCTGTAGCTGCTTGTGCTCCTTTTGCTAACATACCTACAGCTGCTGTTAGTTGTCCACCTCTTTTTAATGCTCTTTCATAGTTTTCTTCTTTAGCTCTGTTTTGAGATGTATAATCTTTAGATAACGCTGCCTGTGCAGCTGCATGTTCTGAGCCACCCGCCTTTTTCTGTGCCGCTGCTGGAGCATAGGTAGATCTTTCATTGATATAAAATCTAATTGCATTTGGCATTGATGTTGAGCCAAGTTCCTGCGGGTAATAATTTGTTGCCATTTAATTGCCTCTATAAATACTAGGTATTATAGTGTTATTTATATGGTTTACGCGAAAGAAATATATAAAGGAAAGTTTATTCCTAAAAATCCTGCAAAGTACTTAGGTGACTTTACATCTATTACCTATAGATCCTCCTACGAATTAAAGTTTATGAACTGGTGTGATAAGAATAGTTCTATAAAAGGCTGGAACTCTGAGGAGATTGTAGTCCCTTATCGTAGTCCTATAGACAATAGAGTTCACAGATACTTTGTAGATTTCTATATAGAAGTACATGAACAAGACAAAATTAAGAAGTATTTAATAGAAGTTAAGCCTAATAGGTTCACTAAACCTCCTGCAGTAGGTAAGAGAAAAACAAAAAAATACTTAAATGAGATAGCACAGTATGCTGTTAACGAAGCAAAGTGGAAATCTGCAATGGATTTTTGTAAGTCTCAAGGCATGGAATTTAAGATAGTAACTGAAAAAGAATTGGGTATCTAGTATAAATACTATTATGGACAGAACACCATTTGCAGATATAAGAACAGCAGCGAATCAACAAGAAAGATCGCATCAATGGTATGTCAGTGCAATTAGAAAATATGCACAGGGTATAAACACTTATGACGAAGCGAGACAAACAGACTTAGGTAAAGTATCTAGAAGATTAGAAATAGGTAAAATGTATATGTATTCTTACGATCCAAAGCATAAAGCTACATTACCTTACTATGATACATGTCCGCTTGTAGTAATAGTAGAACCTACATCGAATGGATTTAGTGGCATAAACTTTCACTATCTGCCTGTACAGGCTAGAGCAGAGTTACTAGATAGGCTAGTAAGAAAAAAGATGCCATGGGATCAAGACATGGATCAAGATGAGGCTACATTAAAAGCTAATTGGGCAATGTTAAAAAACTTTGGCAGGTTCCCAGAAACTAGGGGTAGTATTAAACAATACTTATCTCGACACATAACAGGACAAATGATAGAAGTAGATTACAAACATTGGAAAACAGCAGTTTATCTACCTGTTCAAGACTTTGTAGGAGCGACAGAAAGAACTGTTTACAAAAATTCAATGGATATAAAAAGAAGAGATAAGAGGAAAATAAATGGCTAGAGCATTAGGTAATTTATCACAATTTAGAAATGCCTTAAAGAAAAGGCCAATGCAGCGTTCTG